TCAAAACGTATTCGTCAATCATTCAGGTGATTTGTTTTGCGATTATATTTACAGCGTCTCTGAAAGTGATTGGCCGGTGTATTTTTCTAAAATGATAGAGTACGCTTTAGGCATGGACTTTGCGCCTGCTATTAGAGACAGTGCTGTATCAATGGAGTTGTTAGCTAACCAATACCAGAACGCTTCGCGTATGGCTAGGTTTACAGATTCCCAGCAACACCCTCAGACACCTATTCAAGATAGACCGTTTATTAATGTAAGACGATAAAACTTTACCATTAAAGGAAAATTATGCCTAAGTCTCAATTCTTACAGAGCAGTTTTGCTAGTGGTGAGTTATCTCCTCTTATCAAAGGTCGCACTGATCTTGATCAATACTACAAAGGCGGGCAGACAGCAGAGAATGTTCTCATTGTTCCGCAGGGTGGAATAAAACGCCGTCCTGGGACAAAAAGAATTGAAGAGGTTTTGCCTACCGTATTAACGCCATTAACTTACATTCCCCCAACAATGGTAAAGGGCGGTACTGCTGCTAACATTTACGATAGCGATGACACTACCTTTGGCATTACAAGCTCTACATTTGACGGCACTCCTTACCAAGAGTTTGCCAGATATGAGTATGGATCAATTCCATCAGCAAAGTATATTGACGTTAAAGACATTTCAATAACCAGCTTAAATGACATTGACCGATCAGCCACTGTAATATTACAGTCTTCTTCTGACGGAATGATTTGGCAAACTTTGACTTCGTTCACTATTAGCACTGCATATCAAACTAGCAAAAGATTTAACTTGGATAAGGAAGAAATTCCTGCAACTTTTCAGTATCGGTTAGTTACCAATCTGCTTAGTGTAGCTGGCTCCGACCTTCAAATTAAAGTCAACGAGTTTGTTTTGCGGCTTGAAGACGGTCCTGTGGGTAACGTTAAGACCTTTGATTTTAGTCACAAGAATGATGAGCATTACCTAGGCGTATTAACGGCAGGCAATCTTCGGTTTTATAGGGCGCCTCATGCAGGCAACCCTGAAACTTCATGGGTTACTGACATGATTGTTCCTTACCAAGATTCTGATATTAAAACTGTTCGTGACGCGCAAACTGAAAATGTTATGCTCATGTTTCACGAAGATCGAACTCCCATAAGAATTATTCTTGATGCCAATGGTGAGTTTACGTCAGGCCCAGTTCCTTTTAGCAATGTTCCTCAATATGATTACAATGATGAAAGCAGCCCTACTCCTATAAATGCAGTTCAGGTTTTAACATTTCCATCCAATATTATAAATGGCACCACGTATCAAATAGATATTGAGGGCGTATTAAGCAAAAACATTACTTACGCTGGAGACAATGGTGTTGGAGGATTGGAGGCCGAGTCAACTGCATTTAACATGCAAAAAAACTTGCAGGAAATGCCTATATTTGGCGACACTGGAATTTCTGTAGTTCGTACTGGCGCTCGTGAATTTACAATTACTATCAGCAATGAATCTGCTAAACCGTTAAGATTGTTTTCTGGGTTTCCAACATCTGGTGCAAACATTGGCGATTTTATCTTTACTCGAACATCTGTAGGCTCGTCAAGAAAAGAAGACGTTTGGAGCACTACTAGAGGGTTTCCTTTGATGGGGGCTTTTAGCCAGGGAAGGTTGTGGATTGGCGGCAGTAGATCTAAGCGACAAAGTTTGTTTGCATCTAAATCAGGTGATTTATTCAATTTCTTTTCGGAAGAAGGCAATGATGATGATGGTATTTTTATTACCATTAATTCCAGAAACTTAACGGAAATAACTGACGTAAACCCCGATAGAGGGCTGCAAGTATTCTGTTCAGGTGGAGAATTCATTGTAAACGGCAATACGCCAACCACAATAGAAGTTAAGTCTGAAACTCAGCTTGGATCTTTTGGCTTAGAAACCAAAGCGCTAGACGGCTCTACTTTATTTATAAACAGCAATGGAAATACTTTGAGACAGTATCTTTATAATTTCAATGAAGATGCTTATACGAGCAATGATATATCGGTGCTTTCATCTCACTTGATTAATAAGCCAAAGGACATGTCGATTTTAGACGGAACATCTTCCGAAGATGCTGCTTGGGTTTTCCTGATTAACCAGGATGGAACTGCTGCTGTATTAAACACTGTTAGATCGCAAGACATTAATGGATTTACAAAATGGCAGCCTTACCGTGATTTAGCTGTACCTGAAAATAATTCGCAGTTAGAGTCCTGCTCTACTGTTGGCAATGAATTGTATGTAATTGTGGCAAACAATAACTTTTATGACGTATTAGGGTCGTACCCAGATCAAGCTACCGTAACAATTGAGAAGTGGGACTTTGATTCAAAGTTTGATTCTTGTCAAACAGCCACTAAATCCTCACATTTGAATTCAAATACTATTGATGTTGGGCTGCAATTTGTAGGGCAGACAATTGGCATTATTGCTAACGGTGTTGTTCTGGACGATAGAGCAGTAGATGGTAATGGCGAAATTACATTAGATCCCACAGAAATGCCTCAAGTTATTGGCGAGTTAGTAACTTATACATATGGTTACAACATCCCCATTTCGTTTAAGTCTATG